TCATCTGCGCGGCTGCGGACGCGGCGGCTGCGGCGGATCAAATGACAGATTCACTGCATAGGGATTCTCCGGATACTTCGACTGCGCAATCTGATCCTGCATCAGGCGAAGCGCCTCACCGAACCGCTGATAATGCACAATTTCCCGCTCCCGCAGGAAACGAATGACATCGCGGACATCCGGATCATCCGCAAGGCGCAGAATGTTGTCATAGGTCGTGCGCGCCTTCTGTTCCGCCGCGAGATCTTCGTGCAGATCCGAAATCGCATCCCCAACCGACTGAAATGTCTCCGCAGAAAACGGAACACCCGCCGCCGATGCCGGATAAATGCCCGTCGTGTGATCCACAAAATACGGCGCAAATCCCTGTGCCTCAAGCTGTTCTGCGGTCAGCCCCTTCGTAAGCTGATAAATCAGTGCGGAAACCATCTCCATGTGGCCGAGTTCGTTTCAACATATATGCTGTCTGTAATGATTACAAATTCAATTCAGCACGAAGCTGCATCGGCTCCGTCTCCCAACCTCTGCGATCAGGTCCGGAATTGCGCCCTCTTTTCCCTTGCGGGCGATGATACCTGAGTCGAATAAAGCACCGCTTCAGTATTGCATTTTGCTGCTCTGCCGACATATTTTCGTCATTCAACGCGTCGATTGCCGCCTGAAAAGTCCGGCAGCGCTCTTCGTAGTCAATCCGGCGCGGAGCATTTGTTTCGGCATCGCGGAGCTGCTCCTCAGTTCGTGACTTGTCAGCGTTATTCTTTTCAAGCAGATCATTGAAGATATGTTTCGGCATCTCGTCCTCCACATACTTTTCCCATAAGGACTTTTCTTTTTCCTCAAGCGCAGCCAGGCGCTCTCTGAGCTGTTGGCAATAGACGTCATGTGCTGCTAGATCGGCAACAGCTCCCAAGCCAATCTTAACGCGAAAATCTGTAATGCACCCGCTCAAAATATGCTTAACTTCTTCAATCGTTTCATCCATTGTGCTGCTCGCGTTCTTGCAGTAGGTCATATTCGGGCATTGCATCCGGTCTGCGCATCTTCCGTTATACGGCCTGCGGATCAGATAATACCCGCATTCGCATTGTATCAGCCCGCTCAGCGGGTTTTTGAGCGTACAGGTAATGTTTGTGCGCGGAATCGTCCGGGCTTCTCTGCGCGCTCTGACGGCTTCCCAGAGCGTATCTTCAATGATTGCCTCATGCTTGCCGGAGTAGGTCGCATAGTTTTTCTGATGCGGATTGCGGCGGACAACCACGCCGTTCTCGATCATTTTAATTGTCTTGCGTGCCTGCCATTTCACCATACCGATATAGATCGGGTTATCGAGCATACTGTAGATTGTCGGCGGCGTCCATCGGGCGCCGTTTTTCGTTTTACTGCCGATACTGTTCAGCCGCGTACAGATTGCAGTTGCGCCGCTGCCGTCAGCGTACATCCGGAAGATCAGGCGCACATTCTCTGCCTCCGCTTGGTTGATCTCCAGCGTATGCGCCCATCGCTTGCCCTCGCGGATCCGTGTGCGCTCATAGCCATACGGTGCGCGGCTACCGATATAGTTCCCGTTCTCAACGGACAGCACTCTGCCGTTGCCCATGATGCGCTTCTGGTACTCCAAAAAGTCATTGCCGCGCATCAGCTCGCGGTTGAAGAAATCCCGGTCACGGGCATCGTTCAGATCGAAAATACCCTGCAATGTGATAATCAGTGTGCCGGTATATCGGAACAGCTTGGTCAGCCTGCCGATGTCCTCCAGATCACCGCGTGAGAGCCGCTGCGGCTCCACGATCAGGACAGCTTTATACTGTGGGCGCTCGATCAGGTGCAGCACCTTCTGCACCTCCGGCCTTGCCTCGATTGTTTCACCGGACACGACTTCGCGGAACCGGTTGCACTCCGGGACAAGCTCGCTCAGATTCTGCACGCACCACTCATTGAGCATCTGCTCATGCTTGGCAAGCGTTTCTGAGACGGACAGCGCCGGATCATCCGTGCGGCTCTTGCGGAGGTAGATCAGTACCTCCTCCGGTTTTAGGTCTGGTACTGTGAACATAGGATCACTCCCCTTCTGCTACATCATTATCTCATGAAGCACTTGACAAAACAAATGTTTCGTGATACAATAAATTATAGAACACTCGTTCGCGTCGGTTGACTTCGGTCAGTCGGCGCTTTTTTCTTTTTGGCGCTGTTCTTCTTCCCAGAGCCGATTGTCTTCATCAACGATATCGCGTGTTTCTTGATTCATATACTCGCGCAATCTATACAACTCATCAGCTCGTTTTCCCAGTTCCTTGATACCTTCGTGATTCATCATTCTGATAGAAGGAACGACTTGATGAATTAGAGGATAAATGTCTTCATCAGTTATTGCGGGAAATAGTTGCCTTAGCATTTTCCAGTCACTTTCATATTTAGCATTAACTTCATCTTCAAATTTTTTTGCGTATGCATCCCATGTCTGGTCGTCTAGTTTCTGTTCGGATTTACCAAGTAGATAGTCGATGCTGACGCAGAAAAACTCTGCAATCTTTCCAAGGCTTTCGGGATTCGGAATCGTTCCCTTCTTCCATTTTGTAACTGATGCAGAAGAAATGCCGATTTCTGCCGCAACCCGATTCGGTTTCTTTTTCTGTTCATCGCATAAAGATATAAAACGCTCCCAGAACATTGAAATCCCTCCTTAATGGCATTATTGACAAAATGTAATTCTTATTTTGTGCAACTTGCAAAAATCTTACTCAGGTGAGAAAAATCGCTTGACAATCTTACTAAACTGTGATATAATCTTACTAGAGTGAGATAAATAATGTTCTTGCTTCTAGTATATCACACTGGAGTAAATTTGTCAAGTGGAAGGTGAGGTGAAAGAAAATGCAGAGACCGATGACAGCAAACCTGTATAAGGCGCGTCTGGCTATGCTCGGTCTGACGCAGGCATCCATCCTGCCGAAGATCAGAGCCATGACAGAGATGAGCGTCAACTCGACGCAGTTGTCTGCCGCCCTGAATGGTGTAGGAATGCAGCCGAAGCACGAGCGAATCCGCGAAGCAGTCGAAACGCTGCTTACCGAACTGGAAAAGGAGGAAACCAATGAAAGGAAGGAATGTTAAGAAATTGAATGAAATCGCATTGCTGAAAACCATTATCATGCTGTGCGCTTCTTGCGGCGCAAAAAAATTCACGCTTCGGACTATACCCGCGAGAAAAAAAGCATATCGGCTCTTTATTAGTATGCCTGAAACAGCTGTTAATATTTGGACGGATGATGATGCGTTTTTGAATGCATTTCGAGAAGTAGTTGAAATTGAGGAGGAAACCTAAATGAACGAACTGAAAATCTTTGAGAATGAGGCGTTCGGTGAAATCCGCACCCTCGAAACCGATGACGGCAAGGTGCTGTTCTGTGCATCTGATGTCGCCAGTGCTCTTGGTTACAGCAATAAGAGAGACGCTATCGCAAGACATTGCCGGTGCGTCGCGAAACACGACGTACCTCATCCGCAGTCGCCGGGCAAGACCATTGAGATGTCTTTCATCCCCGAAGGCGACGTCTACCGCCTGATCGCCCACAGCAAGCTGCCGAAGGCTGTTGAATTTGAATCGTGGGTGTTTGACGAGGTTCTGCCTACGATTCGCAAGACCGGCAGCTACGGCGCGCAGAACATCTCCCCGATGCTCCAGTACCTCATCCAGATGGAGCAGAAGCAGAACGCACTCGAATCCAGACAGAACGAACTGGAACATCAGCTTGATTTCAACAAGCACGAGCTGATTCAGGCAACCTTTGAATTTGGACGCATCGGCATTCTCCAGCGCAAGGAGATCAGCAAGGCAGTCCGGCTCCGCACGATCGAGCTCTGCCGCTATGCGAATGTGTATGAGAGCGTCGGCAAGCGCGTTGTCAACAGCATCTACAAGGCATTGCAGAAGCATTTTGATGTGCCGTCCTACGTTGACCTTGCATTCAATCAGTACACGGACGCAATGGTGTTCATCAAGGAGTACACGCCTGATCCGAAGCTCGCCGCCGCAATCAGCAAGGCAATGCCGAAGATTGATCTTTCCGTTTTGACAGCACTCATGAGCGGCGAAGAGGACGAATAATCACCATCAAAACCACCCTCGCATACAATATATCAGAAAGGGGCTGATTATATGATGCCGGAAATCAATATCAACCGCGAGGAGACCGTCATCCCGACAGACCTTGTTTTCCCGGATGAACCGGGCGTCACATGGTGCGAGTACAAGGAGCACCTCTGGAAGGACGGGCAGGAATACCGCGTGCTGCACATGGAACACCGCAACCCTGAGACCGGCAGACTGCTCTGCATCGCAGATGTGCTCAAACCGGTGCTTTCGCCGGAGGAGTATGAACGCCGCCGCGCACTGCTGGAAGCCGCCTGCGCAAAGCTGCTCCGCTCGGCGGAGGCGAAGAATGCAAGAACGGAGGAAGATTCTGCATGAGCGACCTTGAATTCTGGAGCGGCATGGCGCTGCTGATCGCGGTAGTGATCGGGCTTGCGGCGGCGTACTGCATCCACTTTATGCACGTTATGCGCGATGACGAAGATCAGCGCGTGGACGAGCTTGCGGACATCCGTGCGGATGAGCTGATCGAAAATGCGGAGGTGCGCGTGCATCAGCAGATGTACATTGTCTGCGGGCAGGGATACGAAAAGTGAAGGAGGAACTATGAAAATCACCGAAGAACAGGCCGCCGGGATGTACCGGAAGTACACCGAGGAAGGCGCAACCTACAAGAAGCTCGCTGAGGAGTACAAAGTCAGCATCCCGACGGTTGTCAAGGCGGTCTCGGCGCAGGAAGCAAAGCACCGCTGGGATGATCCGAGCAAGGCACCGCTTGCCTGCGATCAGGAAGCTGCTCCGGCAGTGCCGCAGAGCGTGGTGGATGCCGTATCGGATAAGATCGCGGCGGTTGAGGCGAAGATCGAGCTGACGGTTGCAGGCATCAAGATGAAGCAGCGCGAGCTTGAAGCCATGCGCACGGAGCTTGCAGAGCTGCAAAAGTGGATGAAGGAGGCGCAGGCATGACCACTCCGATCACGCTGGAAGCCCATAAGAACTACAGCGGCAAGAGCGGCGGAACATTCCGGTGCATGAGCGTCAATCGCGGCGGCAGCGCTGTCATGTGCAATATCGAATCGGGATGGACATTCACCGCACACAATCCTGTGCAGTATCCAAGCGGCGCCATTGAATGGTCGCACAGCACCGGCGGGCGATTCGACACGAATCTGCACTTGCAGGCGCAGATTGAGATGCTGGACGATCTGCATAACATCATTATGATTGCGGCGGCGGAATGCCCCTGCATCCCGGATGCTACCAGAAATCTCATCAACGATCTGCTCGAAAAGCTCCACTCTGACCGCTGGGCAAAGATGTGGGAGCGCGCGGCGGAAGGAGGAAGGCAATGAAAGCACTGAAACTCGCTGGCATCGTCTCGATGTGCGATGTGGACGGAGATCTGAAATCGCTCCGGAGCAAGCTGCTCGGCGGAGATGTCTCGACCATCGGGCTGGTGGACGGCGGTATTATGATCGTGGATGCCAACGGGCAGCAGCACGGCAAGCCCTACAACCAGCTCGCAAGCCTTATCGCACACATGGCGGTCTTCGGCATCGCGCTGATCGTCGGCGCAGACGATGCGAATGACGAGTTTGACGATGTACCGGATCAGTATCTGGCGCTTCTGAGCTGCTCCGACGAATGAAAAAGCCGCATCCGATGGACGAGATCGGACACGGCTGCAAGCAAAAATACTTACAGTGCTATTGTAGCACATTCGGAGGGAAAAGTCAATGGATAAGAGCTATTTTGATGTGAAGCCGAAAGGCAGGCACGCGCAGGTGATCGCCAAGCCGACCGCAGATGCGCTCATGGAGTTCTGCCGGCAGGAGCCGGAGTTTGAACAGGCAATCGAGCAGAGCGGCAAAACCTTTGACGACTGCCTGACTGAGATCACAAAGGGCATCGGCGGCGCGATTTCCGATCTGGAAGTTTACAGCCGGGCGGTCAAGTTTTACTTCCCGGTCGCGGCGGTCAGATTTCACATGACGATTGACCTCTGCGGGGATAACGGCGCGGTTGATCCGCCGATCACGCAGCACAAGAACGAACCGATGCAGCTCTCGCTTGATTCGCTGCTGGACTTCTGAGGTGATGCCATGAGACAGGCGAGAAAAGAAGCATTGCTGCACAGCTTCCCGGAAGTCCCGGCAAGGTACATGAGCCGGATGAAGGATGGCAAACGCGCCGGAAACTTCGCTGTGCTGCTGACAAATGGTAATGAACTGTTTGTGCGGTGCTTCCATAGATACAGCGCCGGTAAATATCCGCTTGCAGAGCGTCAGCGCTATGTGTTCGCAGCGGACGGCTCTGTCCGGTACGGCCTGAGCGATACGGGCAAATGGAAGATCCTCAAAGAGTTCCGCGAGCCGGTGTTCTCGCAGCGGGTTTACGGCTATGCTGACAATTCCTACACAGTGCTGAATCCGGGTGCAGTCGAAAAATCCTGTGTGAAATACTGCTGCTATGACAAAGCGCCGGATCTTCTGTTCGAGTATCTGCATCTCTACTGCAAGCATCCGAATGTGGAATACCTGATGAAATCCGGATATGCGCATCTGATTACGGCGCGCTGCACAGGCTGGTACGGCGGCACAAACTACATTGAAACCAGTAAGCTGATTAACTGGAAGTCAAACAATCTGCTGAAAATGCTCGGCCTGAACCGCGACGAATTCAAGCTGCTCACGGGTAAGGAGAAGCATTATGAAGCCTACATCATGTGGCGGGAGGTCTTCCCGAAGGTCAAGCCCGCTGACCTGCTGATGATCGCGGAGGAGTTCGGATATGAACGCGGGACGATGCAGCGCTTCTGCGCAGATACAGGGCTGATGCCGCAGCGCATTTCCCGGTATCTCAAAGAGCATAATGTGCTGAAATATGAATACAGCGATTATCTCGACCAGTGCGAACAGCTGCATTATGACCTGCATGATACGGCGATTTCCATGCCGCATGATTTCAAAGCGGTGTATACGCGGCTGACGGCAATCGTGAAGTATAACGCGACCAAGGAGATGCAGGAGCAGCTCACGCAGCGCATGGAAGAACGCAAGCCGCTGGAATTCGCATCCGGTGCGCTGCTGATCAGGCAGCCGGAAAGCATGCAGGAGATCATCGACGAGGGCAAGGCACTGCATCACTGTGTCGGCGGCTATGCCGAGCGCCACGCCAAAGGTGCGCTGCACATCATGTTCATTCGAAGGGCAGACAAGCCGGATGTCCCATATTACACAATGGAGATCAGCACGGAGGGAAAGATCGTGCAGGTGCGCGGTCTCAGAAACTGCAATCCGACCGCAGCAGTCAAGGCGCTGATTGCGGCATATACCGAATACCTTGCCGGAATCTTCGGCAAACAGAAAGCGAGGAAAACAGCATGAGCGAGGAAATCATGTTGACCGAAAAGCAGCAGGCGGAAGCCTTGCACAAGCAGATCACCGGCTACGGTGAAGTAATCTATCAGTCGCTGTACGGGATGTGTACCGCGATCAAGCAGATGCGCGACAGCAAGCTCTACAAGGCGCTGGGATACGATACCTTTGAGGCGTACACCGAAGAAAAGCTCGGTATGAAGCGGTCTTATGCGTTCAAATACATCCGAATCGCGGAATGCCTTTCGGAGGAATTTGTTTCGATGTCGAAACACGCAGGTATTGAAAAGCTCTATCTGTTGACAACGACCGACGAGGAAACCCGCAAGGAGATTGTGGAGACCACAGACCTCAACGAGACGACTGTCAAGGAATTGCGGGAGCAGATCACCGCCCTGCAATCGGCAAAAGAAACCGCCGAAGCAGATGCGGCACAGGCGCGGGATGCCATCCGTGAAGCCGAAGAAGCCAAGGAGCGCAACCGTCTGACGCTGCGGGGCATCATCGACAAAAAGGTCGAGCTGGTACATCAGCTCGAAGCGAAAGTCAAAGAACTGGAATCGCGCCCGATCGAGACCGCCGTTGTCGATCACACCGAGGAAATCGAACGGCTGAACGCTGAAATCGGATCGCTCCGGCGGCAGCTCAGCGAAAAGCCTGATACGCAGCTTGCGCTTGGCACAGAGCCGATCTGGCAGACCGACAGCAAAGCGCTGTTCAAGCCGTATCTCACCGCCGCTGCCGATGCCGTCAACCGGCTTGCGGAGTTCATTGCACAGCATCAGAGTGATGCCAATTACGATTTCTTCATGGAGAAGATGCACGCGGCATTCGCATTCGCAGAGCAGAAAATTCAGGCGATGAAAGGATGATGAAAATGCCTGTCAAAATTAACTCACTCGAACTGGAAAATGTCAAGCGCATCCGTGCGGTGCAGCTGACACCCGCCGCAAACGGTCTGACGATCATCGGCGGCAACAACAATCAGGGCAAGACCTCGGTGATCGACGCGATCTGCTGGCTTCTGGGCGGCAATAAGTATCAGCCGAGCAATGCGCAGCGCGAGGGCGCTCTCACCGAGCCGATGCTCCGCTGCACGCTCTCAAACGGGCTTGTCGTCGAGCGCAAGGGCAAGAATGCCGCCCTCAAGGTCATTGATCCGCAGGGCAACCGTGCCGGTCAGAAGCTGCTCGACAGCTTTCTCTCGGAGCTGGCGCTCGATCTGCCGAAGTTCATGCAGGCATCTGACCGCGAAAAGGCGGACACGCTCCTGCGCATCATCGGTGTCGGAGAACAGCTCACACAAATGGAAGCGGAGGAAAAGCGGCTGTACGATCAGCGCACAGCGATCGGGCAGATCCAGCAGCAGAAAGCGAAATTTGCTGCCGAGCTGCCGAACTGGGAGAATCTGCCGGACGAGCCCGTTTCTGCGGCTGAGCTGATTGCGCAGCAGCAGGCGATTCTTGCACGGAACGGTCAGCGGCAGCAGTGGCGGCATGAAATGCAGTCGATTGACATTGCCGTGAAGAATATCACCGCTGAGATGATGCGTACCGCACAGCATCTTGAAGATCTGAAAGCCCGGCTCGAAGCCTTGCAGATGCAGCAGGCAGAGGCGGCAAAATCGCCGGAAGAACTCGCGCTCGAATCGACAGCAGAGCTGGAAGCGAATATTGCCGATATTGACCGCCTGAATGCGAAGATCCGTGACAATCAGCGCAAGGCTGCCGCAGAGCAGGAAGCCGCCGATTACAAGGATCAGTATGACGGTCTGACCGATCAGATCGAGAAGATCAGACAAGACCGCCGTGCGCTGCTGAACGGTGCGAATCTCCCGCTGCCGGGACTTTCGGTCGAGGGCGGAAAGCTTCTCTATCAGGGCAAGGCGTGGGACTGCATGAGCGGCTCCGAGCAGCTCCGTGTCGCGGCTGCGATCGTGCGCTGCCTGAATCCGGAATGCGGTTTTGTGTTGCTGGATAAGCTCGAACAGATGGATTTGCAGACGCTTGCAGATTTTGGAAAGTGGCTCGAAGCAGAGGGCTTGCAGGCAATCGCGGCCAGAGTCAGCACCGGCGACGAATGCAGCATCATCATCGAAGACGGTTGGGCGCAGAATGCGTCCGCGTTCAATCAGACACCGCCGCCTGCACCGTATCAGCCGGCGGCAGGGTTCAAACCGTATCAACCGAAAGGAGTGTAAATCATGCCAAATTTTGAGGAGATCAACGGCATCCAGTACGGCAGCGGCATCAAGGCTGTGCTGTACGGTCAGGAGGGGGTCGGCAAGTCCTCGCTTGCCGCCCAAATCCCCGGCATCGTGTTCATCGACTGCGAGGGCAGCACCACGAAGATGGATGTTCGCCGATTGCCCGCGCCGACAAGCTGGGCAATGCTCTGCGACGAGATGGACTACATCCGTGAAAATGCCGCACAGAAGGGCTACAAGGCGGTTGCAATCGACACCTTTGACTGGGCGGAATCGCTTGCCTTGCAGGCGATCTGCACCGAGCATAATATCAAGGGCATCGAGGGGCTGAACTACGGCAAAGGCTGGCAGTATGAATGCGAGCTGATCGCGCGGTTCCTTGAAAACACGGACAAGCTCATCAAAGCCGGCATTCATGTCATCCTGATCTGCCACGCGATTTCGCGCAAGACGAGCTTGCCGGAGGAAATCGACGAATTCGATCACTGGGAGCTGAAGCTCGGCAACAAGACCACGAACAAGATCGCGCCGCTCCTGAAGGAGTGGTCGGACATGACGCTGTTTCTCGCATTCAAGACGCAGGTCATGGCGGCGGATGACAAGGGCAAAATTCACAAGGCAACATCTGTGCAGCGTGTGATGTATGCAACAAAATCCGCATGGTGGGACGCGAAAAACCGCTTCGGTCTGCCGGATATGATGCCGCTCAGCTACGGCGCGGTTGCGCATCTGTTTGCGGCGCCTGCCGATCAGATCATGCAGCGCGCACAGGATGCCGGTATCCCGACAGAAACGATCAATGTACCCGCTCCGCCCCCGCAGTCTGCTGCACCGTCAGCGGAACCGCTCACCCCCGGTGATCTGAATGACTTTGAGCCCATTGAAAGCCTCGGCGCCGACTGGCAGGGCATTCCGGATGCGCTGGCAAATCTCATGAAGGCAAACAATGTCCTGCCCGCGCATATCGAGAAAATCAGCAGCGAAGTGTTCCGGTATTTCCCCGCCGGAATGCCGATGCGGGATTACCCGGCGGATTATCACGAGTGGCTCTGCGCAAGCTGGCAGCAGGTCATGGATGCGGTTCGGGCAAACTGCCCGGATTATGTGCCGTTTTAAGCGAAAGGAGATCAGACTATGGACTATCAGAATGGCGGTTATCAGAACGGCTATGCGCAGGGCAGCGGACAGGCAATGGACTGGGATGCGGATTTTGCAGCGCAGGAAAGCGACCACAATCCGGTTCTGCCGGAGGGCGATTACCGCTTTGAGATTGCAAAGGTCGAGCGCGGACGGCACAACGGGCAGGGTAAAATTCCTGCCTGCAACAAGGCGACTGTGACCTTCCGCGTGTTTTCGCCGCAGGGAGATGTGACAATCAAGGAGAATTACTATCTCCTGAACGAGGACTGGCGCATCAGAATGATGACATCCTTTTTCGCAAGCATCGGGCTTGCGGACAGAGCGACTGTCGAAAGCGGCGGCAGAATCAAGCCGAACTGGTCGAATGAGATCGCAGGGCGGCGCGGTGTGTGTCACATTGCACCGCGCACTTACCAGAAGGACGGGCAGGATTATCAGACGAACAATCTGAAATATCTCTATCCGCTGTGGGATCAGCCGAATGTCGAGCCTGTCCCGCAGGCAGTGCCTGCTTCCAATATGGCAGCTCCTCAGCCGTATCAGCAACCTGCATATCAGCCGTCTGCTCCGCAGGGTTATCAGCAGCCTGCACAGGGCTATGCTGCTCCGCCTGCGCAGGGCTGGCAGCCGCAGGGCGGTTATCAGCCGAATCACGGCGGTTACGGAGGAGGCATTTACTGATGAACCTCAGACCGTATCAGCAGGCAGCAAAGGACGCGGTCTTCGCTGAATGGGAGAATGTCCGAAGCACGCTGCTCGTCCTGCCGACCGGCACGGGAAAGACCGTCGTATTCGCATCGACAGCAGAGGACTGCGTCCGCGCTTGCGGGCGCGTCCTCATCCTCGCGCACCGCGGCGAACTTCTCGATCAGGCACAGGATAAAATCGGCAAAGTGACCGGGCTGGGATGTGCTGTCGAGAAGGCGGAGCAGACCTGCATCGGCTCATGGTTCCGGATTACTGTCGGCTCGGTGCAGTCGATGATGCAGGAAAAGCGACTGGAACGCTTCCCGCCGGATTACTTCACGCACATCATCATTGACGAAGCACACCATGCCGTATCGGACAGCTACCGGCGTGTGATCGGGCATTTTCCGGATTCGCATATTCTCGGTGTGACCGCAACGCCTGACCGCGGCGACATGAAGGAGATCGGCAGCGTATTCGATACACTTGCCTATGAGTACACCCTGCCGCAGGCGATCAAAGACGGCTATCTCTGCCCGATCAAAGCGCTCACAATTCCGCTGAAGCTTGATATTTCAAAGGTCGGTGTTTCGGCGGGAGATTTCAAGCCCGGCGAGATCTGCACGGCGCTCGATCCTTACCTTGAACAGATCGCGCAGGAAATGAAGCGCTATTGTGCAGACCGCAAAACTGTTGTATTCCTGCCGCTGATCGCTACATCACAGAAGTTCTGTGCGATTCTGAACGCAAATGGATTTCATGCAGCGGAGGTCAACGGCAATTCCGAAGACCGCGCCGAAATCCTCAGCGATTTTGAATCCGGCAAATACAATGTACTCTGCAACAGTATGCTTTTAACCGAAGGCTGGGACTGTCCGTCTGTTGATTGCGTGATCGTGCTGCGGCCTACAAAGGTGCGCGCACTGTACTGCCAGATGGTCGGGCGCGGCACGCGGCTTTCACCCGGCAAGGATCATCTGCTCCTGCTGGACTTCCTCTGGCACTCTGAGCGGCACGAGCTTTGCAGACCGGCGCACCTGATCTGCGACAATGCCGATACTGCTGCACAGATGACCGATAACCTGACAGAAAATGCGGGCGCTGCCGTCGATGTGGCAGAAGCGGCGCAGACCGCCGAAGAAGAAACCATTGCAAAACGTGAGGAAGCGCTGAAAAAGCAATTCGAGAAGTTTAAGACGCGCAAGCGTAATCTTGTTGACCCGCTGGAATATGCGATTTCCGTGCAGCAGCGCGATCTGCTCAGCTATCAGCCTGCATTCGGCTGGGAGTGTCAGCCGCCTTCACAGGCACAGATGCAGGCGCTTGAAAACCGCGGCATTGATCCAAACAAGGTGCAGTCTGCCGGCATGGCAGAGCAGGTGCTCCGGAGTGCAGCGCAGCGGCAGCAGAACGGTCTTTCGACTGCAAAACAGATCGCACGGCTTGAACGCTACGGCTTCCGGAATGTCGGCGCATGGAGCTTTGAAGCAGCGAATAATATGATCGCACGGATCGCAGCGCAGGGCTGGAAACGTGTGCCGTCCGGCGTGGATCCGGCAACGTATTTTCCGGAATAAAAAAGCACCCCGCTTCGGTGCGGAGTGCATTCATCGGAACAAATCGCTGTGTGAACCGGTGCGGTGCAGAATCAGCAGCAGTTCATTTTGCTCAGTTTTGTAGATAAGCAGCCAGTCCGGTGTAATGTGACATTCACGGTATCCGGCATAATTCCCGCGCAGCGGATGATCGAGATATTCCTCCGGAAGCGGCTGCTCATCCGCGAGGATTCTGAGCACTGCTTCGAGCCGCCCGATATCCGCGCCCTGTTTTTTCATCCGTTTGAAATCCTGCCTGAAGGACTTGTGATATTTAATCGTCAGCATTCAGATCCTCCATGAGCGCATCGACCGTTTCAAACGGACCGGACAGGTTTCTGCCGTGCTCTGCATCGTCGATTGCGGCGAGCGTTTCGGCATTCGGCATACCGACAAAGGCATGGATCATTCCGAGAATCGCGCTGCACTGTTCATCTGTCATCATGGATATTTCCTGCAATAAGCTGTCTCGTGTACTCATAGGAACACCCCCTTTTCTCTAGTATACACAAAAAGCCTTGAAAAGTCAATAGAAAGGGTGATGATTTGGAATACAGAAATGATAACCTCGAAGAACTGCTGCAATACATTGACCCTGCCGGATGCTCGTATCAGGAATGGTGCGGCATCGGTATGGCGCTCAAAGATGCAGGACTTCCGGTCTCTGTCTGGGATAACTGGTCTGCCCGTGACGGCGCGCGGTATCATGCCGGAGAATGTGCAAAGAAATGGCACAGCTTTGGCGGCTCCGATACGCCCGTCACGGCAGGAACAATCGTACACATGGCGATTGAAAACGGATACCGTCCGCATCGGTCAGACCCGAATGCGCGGTCACTCGGCTGGGATGAGGAGATCAGTGCGGATTATGTCGTCACTTCCGCAGAGCAGACGATTGCACTGCCGATCAAAGAACCGGAAAACTGGAACCCGACCGAACAGATTTCCAGATACCTCGAAACGCTGTTTGAAGCAAATGACAATGTCGGCTATGTCACGGAATGCTGGCAGAACAGTGACGGCAAATATCTCCCGACTGCCGGATGCTGGGACAGAACCGCCGGTCAGCTCCTCGCTGAACTCCAAAAATACAAGGGTGATTTCGGCGCTGTATTCGGTGACACGAATCCCGAATGCGGCGCGTGGATCCGGTTCAATCCGCTGGACGGACGCGGCGCAAAGAATGAGAATGTGACCGAATACCGCTATGCGCTGGTTGAATCCGATGCGATTCCCGTTGAGCAGCAGAACGGCATTATGCATGATTTGCAGCTCCCGATTGCAGCGCTCGTATACTCCGGCGGCAAGTCGCTTCACGCGATCGTCCGCGTCGATGCGGGCAGTTATGAAGAATACCGCAAACGTGTTGAATTTCTGTATTCCGTCTGCGACAAAAACGGGCTGAAAGTAGACCGGCAGAACCGCAATCCGTCCCGCCTTTCCAGAATGCCCGGCGTGATTCGCAAGGGGCAGAAGCAGTTTCTTCTGGAGACCAATACCGGCTTTGCATCGTGGGCAGAGTGGAAGGACTATGTCGAGAGCATCACGGACGATCTGCCGGATTTTGAGAGCATGGCGGATGCGTGGGAGCATCTGCCGGAGCTCAGCCCCCCGCTGATCGAGGGCGTGCTGCGGCAGGGACACAAAATGCTGATTGCAGGCCCCAGCAAAGCCGGCAAGTCATACGCGCTGATCGAGATGAGCATTGCAATCGCGGAGGGCAGAAAGTGGCTCGGCTGGCAGTGCGCAAAGGGGCGCGTCCTCTATGTGAATCTGGAGCTCGATAGGGCTAGCTGCCTGCACCGCTTCCGCGATGTTTACGACAGCATGAAAATCGCTCCGGTCAATATCGGCAGCATAGATATCTGGAATCTGCGCGGCGTGACAGAGCCGATGGACAAATTAGCACCGAAGCTGATCCGCCGGGCGAAAAAGGGCAATTATATCGCCGTTATCATCGACCCGATCTACAAGGTCATCACCGGCGACGAAAATTCCGCCGATCAGATGGCGCATTTCTGCAACCAGTTCGACAAGGTCTGCACCGAGCTCGGCTGTGCCGTGATCTACTGCCACCATCACAGCAAGGGGATGCAGGGCGGCAAGCGGTCTATGGACAGAGCTTCCGGCAGCGGCGTGTTTGCCCGTGATCCGGACGCGCTTCTGGATATGATCGAGCTGGATCTGACAGAAGATATTGTGAAGCAGGAGCAGAACCGCGCCGCGTGCCGGATCTGTGAACAGTATCTTGCCATGTGTGCGCCGAATGCCTTGAACAATGCCCCACAGGATGATTTACTGAACCGCAATGCCGCCGTGCAGCTCTGCCGCGACAATATGAGCAATGAACAGTATCAGGCGCTTGCAGCGGCGCTCCGTGCGTCTGACAGCTATGTCGCGCAAATGTCTGCATGGCGCATCGAGGGAACGCTCAGAGAGTTCCCGAAGTTTCCGCCGGTCAATGTGTGGTTCAAATACCCGCTGCATGAGATCGACATGATCGGTGTGCTGAAAGACCTGCAATCCGATGTAGAGCTGACAACACAGCAGCGTGCATCGAAAAACGGTCACAAGCGGCAGTCGCAGATCGCAAAAGCGAAGGCCGCGGACAAATCCGCAGAGCTGCTGAATACTTTTGATTCGTGTGCGGTAGACGGGAAAATCGGCATTGACGACATGGCGGAGATGCTCGGTGTCAGCCGGGATACGGTAGAGCGGCGAATCAAAAAGTGCAGTGAACTGAAGCTCGAAAACGGACAGATCATCCGGAGCTGAAATCACCGCAAAAATCACCGCAACTGGCTATATAAATATATAGAAATATTTGCGGTGCAAGATTGCAATGTGAATCAGGTAAACCGCAAGCGGCATCAAAGCCTGCCGCATTGCGGTGTACCTTTCAATTCACAAGGCGCGCGAAAGGATGATGAGATTGACACAGTTTTTTATGCCGATGATCCCGCCGACGGTGACAGCACAGGAAAAGGACATCGGCAAAAACAGGAAAACCGGCAAGGCGTTTCTGCATGACACCGATGCGGTCAGGGAGGCAAAGAAAAAGCTGACTGCGCATCTCTGGCAGCACCGTCCCGCCGAGCCTTACAAAAGCGGCGTGCGGCTGATCGTGAAATGGTGCTTCCCGCGCGGAAAGCATCGGGACGGTGAATACCGCACGACAAAGCCCGACACCGACAATCTGGAAAAACTGCTCAAAGACTGCATGACGTGCTGCGGCTTCTGGAAGGATGATGCGCTTGTTGCGTCCGAGATCTGTGAAAAGTTCTGGGCGGAGATTCCGGGGATCTGGATTCACATTGAGGAATTGGAGGTGCAGACATGACCACGAAAGAATACTTGCAGCAGTACGGCACGGCGATGCGGCGCATCAGAGCGATCAGCGACCACCTTGCAGAGCTTCGGGCGATTGCAGAGCGCATTACACCGAATTACAGCGGCAGCGGCGGAAGTCATCAGACTGGTGACAAGCTCGGCTCAGCAGTTGCACAAATCATTGACGCCGAGAATAAGGTGCGCACGGAGATTGAGCAGCTGTTTGCAACAGAGCGGGAGATTGAACAGACGATCAATGCTGTGGAAGATGAGCGGCTGCGCATGATTCTCTATCACAGATACATTCTTGGCGAAAAGTGGGAGCAGATCGCTGTTTCCCTGCATCTTGATTACCGTTGGCTGCTGCGTCTGCACGGCAGAGCATTGATTGCAGTGCAGAATCAAATTGACCATTGAAAGCCATGTTCAAACCGTGCTATACTGTACTTGTGAAAAAGCGACAGGGCAATACAGCTTTTTCCGGACGGCGCGCCGTCTCTTTTTCCGTGCTCTGTCAGATTCATAAGCGTCCGGTCACTTCTCCCGCCGGGCGCTGTTTGTTTGCGGGGTGATCGAGTGAAACTTACAGAAAAGCAGAAAAGGTTCTGTGAGGAGTACCTCATAGACCTGAACGCGGCACAGGCTGCGGTCAGAGCCGGTTATGCAGAGAAAAATGCACGGGTGATCGCAGCGCAGAACTTATCAAAACTTAACATTCAGCAGTATATCGCAGAGCTGCGCGGCGCACAGTCTGAGCGAACCGGTATCACCGCAGCGGATGTTCTCCGTGAGCTGAATGCCGTCGCAATGGCGGAGACCGAGCTCAAAGGCAGCGACAAAATGAAAGCGCTGGAGCTGCTCGGAAGGCATCTGGGAATGTTTGCAGGGCAGCCGGAAACAGTCAATACCGCAGTGTATCACGGCATTCCTGCGGCGCTGATCGCACCGGCGTTTCAGCCGGTTCTGCTGGACATTGCGGAGGGCGGTCACACGGAGTATGATTTCCCCGGCGGGCGCGGCAGTACGAAGTCCTCGTTCGTTGCGCTGGAGATCATCGACATTCTGATGCGGCATGATGATATGCACGCGGTCGCAATCCGCAAGGTCGGAAACACACTGCGCGATTCCTGCTATGCAAAGATCTGCTGGGCAATCTCCGCGCTCTCGCTGGATGCCGACTTTGAATGCACGGTCTCTCCGATGGAGATTACGCGCAAATCGACCGGGCAGAAGATTTACTTCCGCGGCGCGGACAAGCCGGATAAAATGAAGTCGATCACGCCGAAGAGCGGTTATATCGGCATCATGTGGCTGGAGGAAATGGATCAGTTTGCAGGCGAATCAGAGCTGCGCAGCATGAAGCAGTCTGTGATCCGCGGCGGCGAGGAAGCAATCGTCTTCTGCTCGTTCAACCCGCCGAAGTCCGCAGGCAACTGGGCGAATGACTATGTGCTGAATCCGCCGGAGAGCCGCCTTGTCACGCGCTCCGATTATCTGACCGTGCCGAAGAAGTGGCTCGGCAAGCCGTTCCTTGATCTTGCAGAGGAGCTGAAAGCGAAGAATCCGCGCGCCTATGCGAATGAGTATCTCGGCGAGGCAAACGGCAGCGGCGGCAATGTCTTTGACAATCTGGATCTTCGCCCGATCACGGACGGTGAGCTTGCACAGTTTGACAACATTCTCAGCGGTGTGGACTGGGGCTGGTATCCTGACCCGTTTGCGTTTGTGCGCGTGCATTATGATGCAGCAAGAATGACGCTCTATATCTGGCAGGAGTTCACCTGCAATAAGAAATCAAACCGCGAAACGGCAGAGCATCTGATCTCACTCGGCATTACCGCAGCGGATGTCGTCACCTGCGACAGCGCCGAGGAAAAATCCGTCAGCGATTACCGTTCTTACGGCATCAACGCCAGAGCGGCAGAGAAGGGACCTGAATCCCGCCGGTATTCCTACAAGTGGCTGCAATCGCTCGTGAAGATTGTGATTGACCCACAGCGCTGCCCCGTCGCAGCACGGGAATTCACGCATTATGAGTATGAGCGCGACAAGGACGGCAATGTCATCAGCGGCTATCCGGACGGCGGCGATCACTGCATCGACGCGGTGCGTTATGCGACGAACCGCATCTGGAAACGCCGCGGACAGTGAGGTGCAGCATGAAACGATTTCCGTTTTTGAAACAGTTGATCTGGGAGGCGATTCACAAATTGATTCCGTATAAGCAGATTGAGCAGGCGGGCGGTTTTGAGTCGCCTGTCTCCGCAGATATGACCGCCGCACTGGATCTCTGGGCGCAGATGTATCTGGGCAAAGCGCCGTGGCTTGCGGCGGACGGCATGAAGAATCTGAATCTTGCGGCGCTGATCTGTGCAGAGCTTTCGCGGCAGGTGACAATGGAGATGAAGTGGAACATCACCGGCGCACCGCAGAACAAAGCAGGAGAGCCGCAGACAAATCCCCGCGCAGAATTCCTCGCACAGCAGTTCAGGCGCTGCACCGGCAATACGCTGCGCGAGCGGCTTGAATACGGCATGGCTGCGGGCGGAATGGTTGTCAAACCGTATCCGGTGAACGGTCAGATCTATTTTGATTTCTCGCCGGACTGGTGCGTTTACCCTGCCGCATTTGACGGAGACAGCCGCATGACTGACGTGCTCTTCCGCGATCAGGTGCAGAAAGGCAAAACGTTTTTTACGCGGCTTGAACGGCACACGGTCAGCGGAGAAGATGTCATCATCACGCAGCGCTGCTTCCGGTCACAGTCTCCGGATACGCTCGGCACGGAATGCCCGCTCACGGCAGTCGATGCGTGGGCGGCGCTCGCGCCGGAGCAGATCATTCACAATACGGGCGGGCGGCTGCTGCTGGGGTGGTACCGCGTTGCGGCGGCGAATACGGCAGATCCGGATGCGGTGCTCGGCTCCTCGGTGTTTGCGAAGGCGGCGGACTGCATCCGCGATGCCGATGAACAGTATTCGCGTCTGATGTGGGAATACGAGGCAAAGGAGACAGCGATTGACGTTGATCCGTCGGCACTCATCCCGAAAGCAGAGCGTGATACATCCGGCAATGTCTATGAGATGCCGAAGCTGAAAAAGCGGCTGTTCCGTGCGGTTGATCTCGGCACGGAGAAAACCTACAGTGTCTACGATCCGCCGATCCGTGATGTCTCGCTGATAAACGGTCTGAATAACATCCTCTGCCGCATTGAAGATCTCTGCGGCATTGCCCGCGGCACGCTCTCCGACCCGAACACACAGGCGATGACCGCGACACAGATCATGATGCTGCGGCAGCGCACCTATGAGACGATCCGATCCAATCAGGAGAGTCTGGAGCAGTGCCTCCGCGATGTGATCTATGCGGCGGACATTTACACGACCGCGCTGAACCTCGCACCGCAGGGCGAATACGATGTCTCGTTTGAGTGGGACGACAGCGTCATCACGGATACAAACCAGCAGCTCAATGAGCGGCTCTCTCTGGTGAATGCCGGTGCGATGAGCAAAGCGGAGCTGCGGCAGTGGTATCTCGGTGAAACGCAGGCGCAGGCAGAAGCTGCTGTGCAGCAGATCGCAGCGGAGCAGGTGCAGAGCATGATGCCGGCGGATGCACTTCTGATGTGAGGTGAACGCCGATGCCCGAAGGCAATGCACTCGAAAAGGCAATCACGCAGATGATGCAGCAGCTTCAGTCCGTCAATCTGCTGTATATCCGGAAGATCGCAATGCAGATCCGGAAGATCGGCGAGCTCAGTCAGGGCAGCATAAACCGGCTTGTCGCAATGGCGGAGATGAATGCAGATATCGGTGAGATCACAGAACGGCTGCGGCGGATCACGGCAGTCAATAACCGCACGCTGCAAAAGATCTTTCTGCGTGCGATGAATGAGACTTTCACCGATCCCCGCTTCGGGCGGTATCTCGCAAAATATCCGCTGAAAGATGCGCAGCGGCAGCGCATTGAACGGTATGTGCAGGCTGTTTACCGGCAGACTGCCGGATCGCTCGCCAATCTCTCAAACACGACCGCCGTTACGATGCGGCAGACCTACATCGGGGCGATCGACAGCGCGATTCTCGCAGCATCGACCGGCGTTGCTTCATACACCGAAGCGATGCGGGACACACTCCGGCAGCTCGGCAGCGCCGGAATGCAGGTGCATTACGAGAGCGGCTATCACCGCAGACTGGACACGGCAGTCCGGCAGAATATCGTGGACGGCGTGAACCAGATCAACAAGAACGCGAGCATCATGATCGGCGAGGAGCTCGGATACGACGCAATCGAGCTGAGCGCACACGCGATGTCCGCACCGGATCACGAGCCGGTACAGGGTCATGTGTTCCTGCTCGCAGAGTTTCAGCGGATGCAGTCAGGGCTCAGTTTCACCGACACCGACGGCAATCGCTTTGCTGGATTCCGCCGCCCGATCGGGGAATGGAACTGCCGGCATACGCCGATGAGCTTCTCGACAAAGTGGTCGGTACGCAAGTGGACGAAGCGACAGCTTCAGGAGTTCATCGACGAAAACCGGAAGGGCTGCGTCATCAACGGCAAGCACCGCACGCTCTACGAAGCAAGCCAGATGATGCGCGAGATCGAGACCGAGATACGCCGTCAAAAGGACACAGCAGTCGCCGCACAAGCGGCGGGAGACGATGCCCTGCGGCAATCATGCCAGCGGAATATCAACGCGCTGGTGCGGCGCTATGCGGAGATCGCAAAGGCTTCCGGCAATGCGGAAAAGCGCGAGCGGATGACCGTCGAGGGATTCAGACGGGCGAAGGTGCCGGAAGATTCCGAAAAGGTATTGACTTCCGGCGGCGGAAGTGGTACAATATCAAGTAGAAAACAATATTTATCTGACAGATTAGCAGATAAAACCCTCACTACGAAATTAAATCCGGAAAAGCAGAATCCGCATATATTCGGAACTAAAGAATACAATCCAGAAAGCACTAAAAGCTATTTTGTAATTCCGCTTGACGAGATTCAAAAGATTGTTGACTTAAAACATCTCGCAGGCATAATTTACGTTTCTGCAAAGGGCCAAGTCAAAGAAACAATCGAAATACCGGATGGCGTTGCTTTCCATATTGACGAGAACGGGATAAACAGAGGAACAACCAATAGAGCAACGATTCATTATTCCAAAAAGAGAACGCATATCGTACCGTCTGAAAGGGTGGATGATGATGAATAAATTGGATTTATCGCAATTCAGGCACAAGCGAGTTGTTGTAATCGATGCTTATGGAGAAACTTATACCGGAAAAGTCAATTTATTTACCGCCGCAAAAGACAATGACACAAACGAAGATGCGATAGCGCTTGATTGCGGCGTATGGCTAGACGAAAGCGATATCAAAGAAATCAAAGAAGTATAACCGCCCTGAGCAATCAAGGCGGTTTTCTCATGCCTCAAAAAACGAAAGGAGTTTATCACATGGACGACTGGAAAGAACGGCTGAAAGCTGAGTATGCGCAGACCAAAGAGCGCTACGAGAAGCTGAAAGCCTACAATGTGCGGCAGGATGTTTCGCGTCATATTGAACCGCATAAACCGATTTGCAGCGAAGCAGATGCCAAAGAACGCGAAAGCGGGAACTACCGCGATGATCTCATGAAGCGGCAGCAGGGCATTATGTGCGAGTATCTGCACGTTCTGGAGCTGCGTGCTGCTTTGGAGAACATCGAGCTGTAAAAAGGAGGAAAGAGCATGGAAAGCGCATCCAGACTGGAGATCACCTTCAAGAGCGGTGACACGATCACCTACCGCGAAGGCGAATGGGATGACTACGGCTATGACGGCAAGGCGATCAGTGTCAAGCTGAAAGGCGCGTGGATCGGCATCTACAACTTCGACCATGTGTTCAGCGTCGAGTTGAAACCGTAAGTGCAGTTCATCTGCAAATACCACAAAATTACATATGGGAATCAGCATCGAAATACATTTTTCGGTGCTTTTTTCATGTCCGGAATGACGCGAAACTACCAAGCGGAGCGGAAAGAACCGCGATACCAAACTGAAACGCGAAAGGAGTAACCACTATGAAACGCGAAGATGTATCCAGAATCTTCGGGGGAGCGACCGAGGAGCAGATCAGCGCGATCCTCGACATCAACAGCCGGGACATCGGCAGCGCAAAGGCAAAGTCTGACGGTTTGACCGAGCAGATCACCGCCCTGAATGCGCAGATCACGCAGCGCGATGCCGACCTGACCGCAATGCGGGAAAAGCTGACCGCAGCGCAGGCGGATGCAGGCAAGCTTACCGAGGCGCAGACCGCGCTCAGCGATTTGCAGGCGAAATACGCCGCAGACAGTCAGGCGTGGGATGCACAGCGCGCGGCGCAGGCGTATGAGTTTGCTGTGCGCTCGAAGGCGGGCGAGCTGAAATTCACCTCGAATGCCGCGCGGAATGATTTTATCCGCAGCGCGATCGAAACCGGCATGAAAATGGACGGCGACACGATCCTCGGCTTTGATGACTTCATGAAGAAGTACAAGGAGGCGGATCCCGCTGCATTTGCCGCTGATGAACCGAAAGCACCTGCACCGACAATCACGCTCCCGACAAAGAACACACCGCAGACGGGCAGCACTGAGCCCGGCTCGCTGCGGGAAGCACTGGCTCAGAAATTCAGCACACAGAAAGGATGAATCTGAATGGCAATCACACTGGCAGAAGCAAAGGTCGGCATGGCTGACAAGGTCAATCAGCAGGTCATTGATACCTTCCGCCGCAGCTCGCTGCTGCTGGACCGTCTGACCTTTGATGACAGCATTTCTCCCGGCACCGGCGGCTCTACGCTGACCTACGGCTACGTGCAGCTCAGCACGCCGGGCACCGCCGCTGTCCGCACCATCAATTCGGAGTACACGGCGAATGAGGCGAAGCGCGAAAAGAAAACCACAAACGCGATTATCATGGGCGGTGCTTTCGAGATTGACCGCGTGATTCAGAACACCAGCGGTGCGATTGACGAGCTGAGCTTTCAGGCGGAGCAGAAGATCAAGGCAACCGCAAACCAGTTCCACAATCTCGCGATCAACGGCACCTCTGCTGCATCCGGCGCGGGCTATGTGACGGGCACATTTGACGGTCTGCGCAAGCTCCTGAGCGGCACTTCCAGCGTCATCACGAGCGAGGTCAGCCTGACAAGCTCCGCGGAGGTGGCAAGCAACTATCAGGCGTTCCTCGATGAACTCGATGCGTTCCTCACCTGCATTGACGGCAAGCCGGATATGCTGCTCATGAACAGCAAGATGCTCAACCGCATCCGGAGCTGCGCGCGCCGTGCAGGCTACTATGAGCGCAGCAAGGATGACTTCGGCAGAGTGGTCGAGACCTACAACGGCATTGCGCTGCTCGATGCCGGCCAGTATTACAACGGCACGAAATCCGTCGATGTTGTCGGGACATCCGCTGCCACATCCGCGGCAGCAGGCAAGACGGATATCTTTGCGGTCTGTCTCGGTCTGGACGGCTTTCACGGCATTTCGCCGTCCGGCGGCGGTCTGATCAGCAGCTATATGCCGGATCTGACGCAGCCCGGCGCGGTGAAGAAGGGTGAGGTGGAGCTGGTCGCCGGTGTTGCACTCAAGAGCACGCTGAAAGCTGCACAGCTTACCGGCATTTCGATCCTGCCGAAGACAACCTGATGAAAGGAGGCGGCAGGCATGGCATACCTGACATTTGAGGAGTATCTCGCATACGGCGGCACCGTCGCAGAAGCAGCATTCCCGACGGCTGAATTCAAGGCGCGCAAGCGGATTGATTACCTGACAAACAGCCGTGCTGCGGCAATGCAGACCGTCCCTGAAGCGGTCAAGCTGTGCATGACAAGCATCATCAATGCGGATGCCGCTCTGAGCGCAGATGCACTTGCAGCGTCGCCGCTTGTTGCCTCCTTCAATACGGACGGATATTCCGAATCCTACGGCAGCGCGGCAGAGCAGACCGCGGCGCTGGAACGCGCATTGAACCGGCAGATCAGAGAGATGCTCTCCGGCGAATGCGATGACAGCGGAACGCCGCTGCTTTACAGGGGGCTTGACCGATGAAGCAGACGAATGAGACCGTCACCGTTCTGAACCGCAGATACAACCGTGATACCGGAAAGGACGACTGGATCCCGACTGTGATACACGGTGTTTCGTGGTTCTGGACAACCCGGGCGGCGGTCACGCAGGACGGACTGAAAACCGCCGATACAGCCGCCGTCCGCATCCCTGCGGGCGCGGATACCGGCGGGCGGTCATACTTGCAGCCGGAAGCGTACAAAGCCGCAGAGAATGTCTCAGAGGTTTTCACGCTTGCACACGGCGACATCATCGTCCGTGCGGCGGTGACGGCTGCCGGATTCACACCGGCACAGCTTCAGGCGCGGTATGGCGACTGCATCACGATTCTCGGCGTCACGGATAACACCCGCCGGAAGCGCGCGCCGCACTGGAAGGTGACAGGGCAATGAAGGTCATTGAAGCCAAGCTGTTTTCACCCGACTGGGAGAAGGTGCTCGCACGGCAGAACCTCGAAAAAGGCGGGCTGGTGCAGAAGGTTATCGACAAGAGCGTGATCGACTGGTGCCTGCCCTACTGCCCGTTTGACACCGGAATGCTGGCGAACAGCGCATACAGTGCAACGGTGATCGGCAGCGGAACCGTCGTGTACCCCGGACCGTATGCGAGATACCTCTACTACGGCGAGGTCTGGGGACCGAATATCCCCGTATTCGAGGACGACTCGGGCGTACCGACACACTGGTTTTCTCCGCCGGGAAAGAAAAAGCATCCGACGGGGCGGAAACTGCAATTCAGGACCGATCTGAATCCGCTCGCAGGGTCGTTCTGGTTTGAGCGGATGAAGGCAGACCACGCGAAAGACATTCTGGAGGAGGCGAGAAAAGCTGCTGGAATCAAGTAGTATCACAGAAGCGCTGCGCGAATGGCTGCGCACCTGTCCGCTGCTGGCAGCGGGGGCAAAGCTCGGCGTCAATTACCTCAACGGACACCCGACAGAGTACGCGCTGTACGCCGTCCCGTCCGGCATCCGGTACACAGAAAACGTCCTCGGCGAGGAGATCCCCGCCGACGAACAAACCCTTAACTTTGTGTTTGCCTCGCAGGAAAGCTACGGAGCAGACACGCAGCAAAATCTGGACAGCATGGAGTTTTACGAGGCTGTCACCGGCTGGATTCAGGCGCAGAACGCGCTGCGGAGACTGCCGGAGATCCCCGGCGGCACCGTAAAATCCGTCGTGCCTACGCTGACGGCATACCCTGCCGCAGTCGGCACAGACACCGCAAAATACCAGATTCAGCTCAGAATCACATATAGGAGGATAAGCCCATGAAACTGGCAAGAAACCGCTCTATGTTTTTCGGCTCGTGGACCGGCGCAGCAATCACCGAAGCCGCCGCGACCAAGATCACCGGCGACATTACGGCTGCCACGGTCACTGCGGCGACTTTCGGCACGAAGGTCGGCGGTGTGTCCGGTGAGTACGTGTTCACGTACTCGCTGACCGGCACCACTTGGAAATACAACGGCACCGCGATCACACTGGATGACTACGGCATCACCGTGACCGGCACGCCGGACGACGGCGATACAATCGCCGTCACGTATACCGCAGGCTCCGGCGGCTGGGAGGCGATCGGCAAGGACAACGACGACCTCTCCAAGGAGCTGAACCCGGACACCGAGACCACGAAGAACGTCCTCGGCGAGTCCACGTTCAAGCACTCCGGCTATGAGCCGGAGATTGACGTCTCGACCTACTACATGGACCCCGCCCGTCTGATGTACGGGCACCTCAAGGAGGTCGCGATGACCGAGGCGTATGCGGAGACCGATCTGCTCGGTTACTTCGCGGAGGCATTCTTCGAGACGGTTGACAAGGACGCGCAGACCATGACCGGATACGCATACGTCAGACGCGCATGGTTCGTCCCGCAGAGCGTCGGCGGCGACACTTCCGGCTTCGGCGTCCCGTTCACGATCAATCCGACGGGTCCGATGGAAAAGAAAGTCATCGTCTACGACATGGCAACGAATACGGCAACGATCACTGACGAATCCTGAGTCATGAGCGGGAGAGCGGCATGACAGCCCTCTCCCGCTTTTTTCGTATGCGGAAAAGGAGGACAAGGCATGAGCATGAAACTGACAATCGACGACGGCACACGGGCGATTCCGGTTGAAAACCAGTTCGGGCAGCCGATCTGCACCATTCACATCCGGCCTGCGGATCTTTCGATTCTGGATCGCTACACCGCGATGCGGGAGGGTCTCGGGGAGATGCTGAAACCCCTCGAGGACATCAGCGTGAACGCCGACGGCACGGCAGAGTTTGAGCAGGACTGGGCAAAGCTGAAAGCCGTGGAGACAGCACTGATCGAGCGTCTGAATAGCCTGCTCGATACGACAGAGAGCGCGCGGATTTTTGAGAAGCGAAACGCTTTCTCGGCAGTCGGCGGAAAGTTTTTCTGCGAGAATGTGCTGGACGCCATCGGCGACCTGATCGCGAAGGCGATTGAAGATGAAGCGAAGCAGACGCAGAAGCGCATCGCAAAGTATATGCCGGAGGGCAGCACCGATGCTGGGCAGCCTGCCGAAACGGCTTGACGTAAACGGCACAGCGCATCCGATCCGGAGCGATTACCGCGACATCCTGCGCGTGATACAGGCGTTTCACGACGATGAACTGTCTCCGGCAGAGAAAGTGTTTGTGTGTCTGCGCAACGTCTATACAGACTTTGACGCGCTGCCGCAGAGCGACTACGACGCTGCATACGAAGCGGCGGTGCGGTTTATCGACTTCGGCACACACGGGGATAAACCCAGCCCGCGCGTTATGGACTGGGAGAAGGATGAGCATATCATTTTTCCGGCGGTCAACAAGGTCGCGGGCTGCGAAGTGCGGGCACTGGAATACCTGCACTGGTGGACTTTCATGGGATATTTTCAGGGCATTGACCGGGAGGACACATTCGGGTACGTCTTAATGCTGCGGCAGAAAAGAGCGAAGCACAAGAAGCTCGAAAAGTGGGAGCAGGAATTCTACAACGCGAACAGAACGCTGGTCGATCTGAGCATCAGCCCGAACGGGGCGCAGACTGCGGAGGATCAGCTGGCGCAGATATACAAGGAACTACTCGAAGAAGAAGGAGGCGGCGAGGATGGCTGAGCAGGCTGACGGCAAAATTGTAATTAACACCGGGCTCGACCAGACCGGATTCAAAAAAGGATCGCAGGATATGCAGCGGGCAATCCAGAGCCTCTCGAAACAGATCGACGCAATCGGCCACAAGACGGAGAGCGCGATCCAGTCATCGCTCCGGGGATTCGGCAGCCCGTCGCAGGTGCTGGCATTCAACAGCACCTTGCAGGAAACCGGGCAGGCGATCGACGGCGCGAATGCCAAACTGGAGGAGAGCAAGGCGGATCTCGAAGCGCTGAGACTGAAAGCCGAGGAGCTGTCGAAACTCAAGATCCAGACTGATGAATACTCCCGCATCACCCGCGAAGTGCAGGCCGCAAAAGACCAGCTCGCAAAGCTCGAACAGCAGCAGCAGAAAATGGAAAGTAGCGGCGCGGGGGCGCAGGCGGCAGAATGGCAGCACGTTCAGGCGCAGATCAATGACGCGAGGAACGCGGTGCGGGAGTTCGAGGAAGAAAAGGCACGCATCGACGAGGGCAGAGTGGAGATCAGCCCGCAGGAATTCATCGAATTTGAATCGCAGATGAAGGATGCACAGGCGTATCTTGCCAAGGTGCAGGACACTGCTGCCGCCATGAAAAAGCAGGGCGCCGAAAAAGCCGCAAAGGACTGGGATGCAACGAAAGCAAAGGTCGCGGAAACCAGAGCGGAGATCGAACGGCTCGAACAGCAGCAGCAGGCGCTCAAAGACGCCGGGCGCGACGTGATAGGCGGCGACCAGACCGAGCTGTACAAGCAGACTACGGCGGAGATCAAGCGCACAGAGGAAGCCCTGAAAGCCGCAGAGAGCCGTCTCGGAGAGCAGACAGCAACACTGACCCGCAACAAGGATCTCATCAACGCGGAGGCGATCGAGCAGCAGAAGCTGAACATCCTCACCGCGCTGGAACGGGTCGGGGCGGCAAGCACCGCGCAGGAGCGCGCAGAAGCCCTCCGGCAGCTCGAAGCAGAGCGGCTGAAATTGCAGCAGATCGCGCAGCAGAGCGTCACGCCGCAGACAACAGGTACGCAGGAAACAGTATCCGCCTTGCAGCGTATCGCAAATGCGATGAAGAACATCGGCGTCAAGGCATTTCATGCGTCCGTCAGGGGGCTGTGGAACGGTCTGAAGGGGCTGGCTACGCACGCGAAATCGGCGGCAAAGGGGCTGCTTTCCCTCGGCAATCGGATGAAGGACACAATCAGCCGCGGCAAAAAGACGCAGAACGTCGTGCAGGGACTGGTCAAGGGGCTGACCCGCATCAGGACGATGCTCATCAGCAGAATCAAGCGCACGTTCATCTCGTACCTTTTCCAGACGCTCACCAAGGCGGTGCAGGCACTCGCAAAATTTGACAGCGAATTCGACCGCTCCTTCTCGAACCTGCGCAACCGCACGGCAGAGCTGGGTGCCAATGTCACGGTGACCTTCGGCACGATCATCAAGAAGGCCGAGCCGATTCTGAGCCGCATCATCGACGCGGCATCCAAAGCGGCGGCGGGGCTGAACGCGCTGATTGCATCCCTGAGCGGGGCGGAGACGGTCACCGTTGCCAAGACGCAGACGCAGTCCTACGCGGATTCTCTGAGCGACAGCGCCAAGGCGGCAGAGGACGCCCGCAAGGAGCAGGAGAAGCTCAACGCGACTCTGACATCTTACGACCAGATCCACAAGCTCGACGGCGTGACAGACACCAATCCGACGGCGTCAGACAGCGCAGAAGAAGTCAATGACCTGTTCGAGACTGTGCCGGTAGACAAGGTGCTCGGACAGCTCCCGGCATTCGCGCAGACCATGATTGACCGGATCCGGGCAGCAGTCCGGAACGGAAACTGGTACGGCGTCGGCAGCGCGATTGCAGGCGGGCTGAACGACGCACTCAAGCTGGTGGACGATTCGATTCTCGCCCTCCGGGCGAAAGCAGAAGCGTGGGCAACGGGTGTCGCGCAGGCGCTGAACGGGCTCGTCCTGGGGTTTGACGGTCAGCTCCTCGGGCAGACGCTGGCAGACGGCATCAATCTGGCATTTGCTGCACTTGACGCTTTCCTGCGTACTTTCAACTTCGGTGCGCTCGGCACGACGATCAGCAACGCGATCGAAGGGCTGTTCTTTGGCATCGACTGGGAGCTGCTCGGACAGACGGTTGGTGACGGCATCAACGGCATTTTCAGCCTGCTGTACAACATTCTGGCGCAGACCGACTGGCTCGGCATGGCGCAGGAGGTCGCGGCAGGCGCGAACAAGCTGTTCGAGACAATCAACTGGACGCAGGTCGGCGCGACGTTTGCGGCGGGCTTTAACGCAGTTTTGCGGTCAATCTACGGATTCATCACAGAATTTGACTGGGGTGAAGCCGCAGGTGATCTCGCGGAAGCGATCTCCGCATTTCTGCAAGGCGTTGAATGGGACAAGCTTATCGGCATCTTTGTCGGCGGGATCAATGCGATCATCAGCGCAGGCGCGGGATTCGTCGAGCATTTCAGCTGGGGCGATACCGGCACAAAGCTCATGGATGCAATCGGGCAAGGGCTACAGAAGATCGACACCGCGAAACTTGGAAAATTCCTGAGCGATATGCTGCGCGGCGTCATCACGGCAGGCAAGAATCTCCTGATGAACACCAACTGGGCGGATATCGCGCACAATCTTTTTGACAAAATCCTCGACCTGCTCGAAAACATCGACTGGGGCGGGCTTCAGACAGTCCTCGGAGAATTTACGGTCGGGCTTTTCAAAGCGGCTTTTGAAATCCTTGTCGGCGCGATCACCGGCATCGGAGAGCACGCGCAGCAGTGGGGACAGGATCTCTACGACGCGCTGCACGAAAACGGCGAGTTCTCGATTCAGGGCTTTTTTGAAGGTCTGAACGCGGCAATCCGCGCGATCAATCCCCTTACATTCATCTACGATAAACTCATCAAGCCGCTGATCGACACCGTAAAGGATAAGCTCAAAATCGGCAGCCCGTCAAAGGTTTTCGAGGAGCTCGGCGGGTATACGATCGAAGGCTTCCGGAACGGCATCGAGGACAACTGGAAAACCGTGACCGACTTTTTCCCGAAGTCGATCACAGAGCTCACCGGTAAGATCAAAAGCGACTGGGAGAGCCTGCGGCAGACGATCGCAGGCGTCGATTTCAGCCGCGTCGGCAGAAATGCCATGACGACGCTGCGCTCCGGCATCACGGGCGCGTGGGGCACCGTCAGGACGGCGGCGACGTCGCTGTGGTCAGGGCTGACCGGCGACCTCGGCAAGACTGATTTTTCGTCCGTCGGCACGAAAATGACCGCGAGCCTGAGAAGCGGCATCCGGAGTGCGTGGGGCGGACTGCAAACCGCAGCCGTGGGGCTGTGGGGCGGACTGCGCGATGCATTCACCGGCACCGATTTCACACGGGTCGGCGCAGGATTCGTCAGCGGCATCAAAAACGGCATCAGCTCAGGGTGGAGCACCGTCAGCAAAACCGCGCTGAAGCTGTGGGGCGATCTGCGCAATGACATCCAGAAAACAGACTTCTCGGGCGCGGCAGGCAACCTCATCAGCGGACTGGCGAACGGCCTCAACGACGGGTGGGTCAACATCACGAACACCCTGTGGAATAAGTGCCACGATATGTTGAATGTCGTCAACTCGTTTTTCAAAATCGGCAGTCCGTCGCGCGTTTTCTACGACGTCGGCGGGTTCCTGATGCAGGGACTTGATAACGGCATCGCCGCAGAGAGCCGGAGCGTCATGCGCACGGTTTCCGGTCTCGCAGAGGGCATCAGCGACAGCATGACACCAGACACCACGGCAGCGCGGGAATCCGTCAAGAGATTCTTGTCAGGGGTCACGGCGGGAACTGCTACACTGGAAATCTCCGGTGATATTATGGCGCCAGACACAACCCAAGCGCAGGAGGCTGTCAAGAGATTCTTGTCGGGAGTCACGTCGGAAGCGGCTGCGCTGGAAATCTCTGACGATACCATGACCGACGGGCTGGACGCCGCCGCGGAAAAGCTGGCTGGTATCGCGGATGCTTTCCGGGCAGCGGCGCAGGAGGCAGCGCAGACGATGTCGGCAATCACAAAGGACGCGCTGAGAGCCGCAGCAGCGCTTGCAGAGAGCGTCAGATACCGCAAACCGGAAATTACCGCAGAGGCAGACAGGACGCGCACAGCAGCCGCTCCGCAGGCGACAGACGCGCTCACGGGCATGAACGCCCTCTCAGGCAGACTTGCACGGCTTGCACAGGCGATTGAACGGATCACGGGAATGCTCCCCGATTTCGAGCGAATCGGTGTGCCGCAGGTCGCCGCCGGAACCGTGATCCCCGTGAAAACGCGCATCGCAGATACGACGCCCCGACGGGAAAAAACGATACCCGACAACCGGGAGACGAACGCGCTGCTTGCGAAAATCATCGCTCTGCTGGAGGGTCAGACGGACGGCGGCAGCCGCACCGAAACCATCAATCTGGTCTGCGAAGGCCGGAAACTCGCGGAGGTCGTGCGGCGATACAGCACGCAGACCGGACGCATCACGAACGGAGGCGGCACGAGATGAGCTGGTGGATCAAGATAGACGGGCAGCTGCTCCCGACACCGGACACCTGCCCGATCACGGAGTACGACCTGGACAGCGCTGCAACCGGCAGAGCAGAATCGGGGTACCTATTCCGGGAGCGCGTCCGCGCAAACCTTGCGAGCTACGACCTCGCATGGACGTCGCTCACACCAGAGCAGGCGCAGCTGATCCGCGGCGCACTCGCACCGGCGAGCTTCGAGGTAGAGGTGCGGTTCCTGGGCACAACCGTGACGCGGACAATGTATGCGGGTGACCGGAAGTGGGTGCCCAATTTCGACAGGAACGGCACGGAAAAGTGGGACCTCTCCTGCCAGCTTTCCGAATTCTGAGAGGAGGAAACCAAATGTACACAGGCACGGGCACAGCAGAAGATCCGTACATGGTAACAACCCTTGCAGATCTGTATACCTGCGCGGCAATCGAAGGCGCACACGTCTGTATCGCGGATGACATCAGCGCATCCAGTGAGGAGGCGTATGCGGCAGGAACGGACAGCCCGCTCGCGATTGCCTGCGCGCACCTGTACGGCGCGGACGGCGGCAGACGGGTGACGGGTCTGGTTGTCGGCGGCGATGCACAGAATCTCATCGTACACAGCGGCGCGGGGACGACCGAAATGGAGCTGATCGACTTTGTGGACTGCGTTTTTACGCGGCCGGCAGTGAACGCCGCACAGGCAGTTGATCTGCTGCTGCGAGGCATGACGATCAGAGACTGCAATTTCAGCTACGCAGTGCGGCAGGCAGATGTGCTGGGCGCGAGTGTTCTGATCGGGGGCGATCTGACATCATGCACAGTATACGTCAAGGGCACGACGCCGCGCGACAGACTCAGCGGCGGACAGCAGACGCTGCTGTTCTATCCGGACAGCGCGCACGGCTGCAACTTCGAGGCGCACGGGCTGCACGCATACTCGACACCGGGCGCGCTCCCGATGATCGCGAACGCGACAAAATGCCTCTTTCTGATCGAAGATCTGAAGCTCTATCACAGCACAATCGGCGGGCCGTACATCGCGTCAGACTGCGATACCTGCGCATTTGCGATCTCGCAGCAGAAGATGGACAGCATCACGCAGCAGACCGGCGCGGGCTTCGACAACATGACCGGCGTCAACATCATAGACGCAGAGTTCTGGGAATCCATCGAGACGGGCGGCTTCACATTGATTGATTCCGGAAACGTGTACCGGCTCAGCACGCAGCAGATGAAAAGCGCCGCGTACCTGACCGAAATCGGCTTCCTGCCGTAAGGGAGGCGCGTATGGCATGGGTAAGACTGGACGGCATCTCCGGCGGGTATTTCTATCCGGAGGACGCTGCCGTCCGGAAGTGGACAGGCGCGGGAACCGGCAAGGCATGGGAAAACGGCGGCGGAAGCATCTATCCGCACGCACGCCGGAGAGCCAGAGCCAACAGCGCCGGATACGAAATGCGGCCACGCAAGTGGACGGCATCCGGCATCCCGACGATCTGGGCGCTCAGCAGCGCGTACATGGGCTATCCGCACCCCAAGACAAAGTATGAGCGGGAGTTCCCGTCAAGCGCGTACAGAGCCGCTGTGCGCGCCGCAGCACGCGAATCAAGGCTCAGCGGCACGATCACGCTGAACGACGGCGGGGTCGTCCGGTTCACGGACGGAGAGATCGCGCAGGGTTCGCTGGTCGTGACGGCGAACGCGATGCAGTCAGATTACCTGCTCCCCGGGGCAGCCGCCTGCGCCGAGCTGACAGTCACACTGTACACGGAGATCGACGCGGCAAGGCTGGCAGGCGCGGAGATCGCGCCGGTCTTTGAGATCCGTCTCGGGAAGGAGCGCTGGTACCCCGTCCCGCTGGGGGTGTTCACGGCGGTGCTGCCGGAGGACGACAGCGAGACGGGCATCGCGGTCACGGCGCGCGACGATATGCACCGGCTCGAAGCAATCGAGGTCACCGCACTCGGCATCGAGGACGGACGCGGGTACACGCCGCAGGAAGTCATCGAGCTGTGCGGAGCTGCGGCAGGTCTGGTCTGCGCAGATGATGTGACAGACTACGCAAACGGAGATGCGGTTATTACGTTATCGGACGCGCAAAGCAAAATTGAAACCGCGCGCGATCTGCTTGCGTACACAGCGCAGACAGTGTGCGCAGTTGCTTATATTGACCGGTGGCGCAGACTGCGCGTCCGCCCGATCCGGACGGAGCAGCCCGTCGAGACTTACGGCAAGAATATTCGCAAAAGCCTGCGGCACACACTGGCGGACTATCACCTGCGCAAACTGTTCACGACGGAAGAAGTGACAAACCCGGACGGTTCGATCACGGTCACACGGCAGCGATACACGACGCTGTACGCAGACGGCGTGGACGCAGAGCTGCCGGAAAACCCGCTGCTGCCCGCGAGCACTGACTACAAGATGAGCGAAACGATCACGGCACTGGACACGGTCACGCACATCCCGCTCACGGCGGAGACTTTCGGAGACCCGACAGTTGAGCTGCTGGACTGGATCGGGCTGACCGACACCAGGCTCGGTGATTTCAAGTCGCCCGTCACATCGTATGCGTGGCGGTATCACGGCGGAGAAACGCTGACATCCTGCGGCACAGAAGCGGTCACAGGCGCGATGCGGACAGCCGCCGAAAAGGCAGCACTCGCGGCCAGAACGGGTGCGGCACAGTCCACCGAGAACATCGCGCGGGAGACAGCGGTTCTGACTTTCCGGGGCGGACATGGTGCGCTCAGCTTCTATACGCATCAGGAGCTGTCACACTTTACACACAGAGAACTCAGCAGCAAAGAGGAGGTGCAGGCACAGTGACACGCACAGAGTATCTGAGACTGACCAAGGACGACCCGAGCGAGCTGTACAGTGTACAGCGCGTCAATGCCAACAGCGATGCCATAGACGCATTCGCGCGGGCGGTCACCGCACAGCTCGGCGGTATCACACTGCTCAAGCTGACAGAAGCCGAGTACGCAGCGATCACAGACCCCGACGAAAACACGCTGTACCTTGTGACGCCGGAACTCGGGTCGACATTCAAGATCTACCTTGGCGGGCTGATTATCGCTGGCGGCGGGAACCGCGAAGCGTATGCACAGGGCGCAACGGTTCCGCAGCTCTACGGTACGGCAACAGCCCGCAGTGGGGAAACCACAGTACAGGAGGAATCATAATGGCAGTTTATAAATCATTTTCAGCCAGCAATTACGCGCAAGCCGCGCAGACAGCCGCGCAGTATTTGCAGGAAACCGGCATCTTTGATGCGGTCACCCGCAGCGACAACGTGATCTCTTGTACGTATGGCGGAGAAATCGTTGCGACCTTTACCTATAGCAGCGGGCGTATTGACGTGACATTCGGTGTATATTCCGTGTATGCTGCTGACATCGACACTTTCTGGATTGGTAGCGCAAAAAATGGCGTGCTTCTGGATCATCACAACCGGTTTGTCAATCCGACAAATTACCGCCTGTACTCATTTGCAATCTGTAGATCGCAAAGCGGCGTTCCGATGCTGCTTTTCCACGAGCTCGGCGGCAGCGGCGGCAACAGTTACACGCTTACCGCCGATGCCGAATATGCGCCAGCGTCGGAAGCTGACGCGGCGCTCCGGACGAACAACTACTACAGCAATCTCGTCGGTGTGTGTACGATCGCATCCGGCGCAAGCACAGTCGCAGCGGCGGATAAGGTGTTCAGATACGCAGACCGACAGACCAACGTGCCGATCGACGCGCTGAGCATCATCAGCATCGCGGGCACAGATTATCTCACAGACGGCTATCTTGCCGTGCAGGATTGAGGTGAGCGCAATGTTTAACTGGACAGACATTCTCGTCGCGGTCATCGCGGCGGCAGGGGGCTGCATCGGCAGCATCATCAGCAACAGCAAACACCTCGCGGTGCTGGAAACCAAGCTCGAAGGCATCAAAGAGGAGATCACCCGGCAGGGGCAGCGCATCGACCAGCACAATCATCTGAATGAGCGCATCGCAAAGCTGGAAGCGATCATGGATCAGCAGAAAGGAGGTACATCCGC